AGAGAGATTGTCGGGCAAGCGACGAACGAGATTAACGCCCGCCTCGCGCTCGGGGGAATCGCAATCGAGGATGCCAGCGATGTCACGCTGAGAGCAATCTGTCTCAACAAATCCATTGCCGGGGTCTTGACCAGATACCGCCTCGATGGGACGAGGGCGGGGAGCGCGAATGTCGATGGAATCGTCACGGGAGATTCCATCGGCTCCGCAATTTCGCAATACGAGGACAAGGCGGAACAGATGCTCGCGACCTACATCAAGACACATATCCCGTCCGACCAAGAGATGACCTTCTTCCAGATACTCAACAGGAGCGAGTGATGGTCGACATAATCATCGAACGGCAAGAGGACATTCTCAAAAGTCTTGAGTCGCTCAGAGACCTTGCTCCAGCGGAACTCGCAGAGGGGATGTGGAGATTCGCGTCGATGGTGATGAACGAGTCCGCGGCGATGTGTCCCGTCAGATATGGGTTCCTCAGAGGCTCTCGTTATGTGAATCGCCCTGCCATGTACGAGGATGAGATAAACCTGAATCTCGGATATTCGGCAGATTACGCCCTCCCTGTTCACGAGAATCTTCTCGCCGAACACAAGCCCCCGACACAGGCGAAGTTCCTCGAAGTGCCTCTCATCAATCACGCGCCCGAGATGATGGAAGAGGTCGTTAATCGCACCATGGGAATCATCATGGGAGGAAGATAAGTTGCCAGTGACCACGGACATCGCGGCGTACTTGCAGACGCAGGGAATAGGAATCGTTGATACGGACATCTTCATCGGAGAGATGCCGGGATCACCAGACACTTGTTGTTCCGTCTTCACCTATGGAGCGAATGCTCCGTCACTCGTCCACAATGGAGAGTATCCGAGTATACAGGTGAGATGTCGCGGCAAGACGGAGGCGCTCGCTCTTGCGAAAGCCTATGCCGTGATGAAGGCTCTTCACCGGAAAGTGGAAATCACAATCAACGGACACCTCTACCATTTCATCGGAGCTAATGCTTCGCCTACCTCGCTCGGCAGAGAAACGGGGAGAGCACGGTGGCTCTATGTCGATAACTTCACCGTAGAACGGGAGATGGAATAACATGGCACAGTACACAGCAGGCGAGATGAAGACGCTACTCTATGTTCCAGAAACAAACTTCGGAATCACTCCTCCGGTGGGCACGGTTCCGACTCTGACATGGGGAGCGAATTGCGCGGACCTCAAGGGCAAGTTCAACAAGCACCACGCCTTCCATCCCATCGAGGTGGGCAGAAGCAACTTCCAAGCGACGACGGACAGTTGGGACGCGGGCTTCTCGGTCAAGGCAGTTGCTCAGACGGTCTCCGGTGGATATGATTGGAGGAAGTTGTGGGCGGTCTATGGTCTAGGCTCAGAGAGCGGGCTCACAGACCATCTGGGCTCCTTCTCCGTACAGACAGGGAAGAAGGCGGGAGCGAGCGAGAGATACAACCTCTACAACGGATGCAAGATGAGCAAGCTCACCATATCATCCGATAGAGCAGGAGCACCTGTCATCTTCGAAGCAGATGTTCTCTCGCAGTGGTACGCTTCCTCATCGTCGAAGGTCTATACGGGATTGCAGGCGCTGACTCTCGGAGCCGACCCGGCTACGATAGCAACTCCCCTGCTCTGCTGGAGCGGAGCATCACAGAGGAACATCGCGGCAGGAGGACTTGCGACATGGTTCCCGATGGGTTGGAAGCTCACCGTCGACAACAAAATCAAGAGACACTACGGAAACCTCCAAGGAGCGGACACGAACTGGTACTCTCTCACGGCGGCACTCCCCGAAGACGAACGGGAAATCATGTTCGAGTGCACGCTCGCGCACGAGGACGAGACTTACATCAACGCGAAGATGGCAGGCTCGACCATGACAGCAATCACGATACCGATAGGAGCGCAGACGCTCACACTGTCGAACGGAACCATCCTGCTCGAAGACGCGGACTTCCCTGAGTACAAGCAGTCCCTCATGGAAGAGACGGTCCGTGTGAGATTCCCGACGCTGTCAATCGCGTGAGGTGAACAAGATGCCCGACCTTCCCCTCGCGGACCTGATTGAGTATGACGGAGCAGTCCCGTACCAAGACCTCAAGCAAGTCGATATGAGTCGATTAAAGCGTCAACACGATCTCAGATGGGTATTGCATACCTCGGTCGGAGATTGCGTCCTAAAGAAGATAGGACAGCTCGATATGGACCATGTGACGCTAGGTCTCGCAAATGACAATCCCGAGTTCCTGAGTCTAGTCCAAAAGGCGAAGGAACTCAAGAACTTCGAACAGGAAGGCTATCCGATGGGACCGACTCAACTCGAAGAACTCGTGAACATCATGCGAAAGCTCGCGGAGTTCCAGCCGTATCATAACATGGTCTGCTTCGTGAGAGTCCCGCCTCCGCGTATCGGAGAGCCGAGAAATCGAGAGGAGCCGATGTTCAAGGACATCGAGGACTATGATGCGTTCCTCTCTTCGTTGAGACAAGACGAGGTGGACCATCTCTACCCAATCCTCGCGGAACTCACGAGTCCGAAACCACCAGGGGATGTCATCGGGATAGTCTTGACTCTATGCAAGGAGTTCAACATCCCGTTCGCTTCAGACCTCACCGCAGAGAACATAACCGCGGAGCAGGCGGCGACCTTCGGACTAGCACTCAGACTCGAAGGAGAAGCAGTACAGAAGGCCATGAAGGAGATACCTAAGAATGCCCAGTCCTGATGCGATACTAGGCGATGCGTCGTTTCCAGAGATGGATTCGACTTACGACGGTCTAGGCGCGGACATGGAAGACTTCGGGACATCGACGAGAATGTCGAAGATTCCCAACTTCGGGCGCATGATGATGGGCCGACAGTTGACCTCTTCTATCGCCATGATGAGTCTGCTTGGATTCGAGGCCGATAGGAACAGTGCAATCATGCGCTTCCTGAGAATCATGCTCGTGTCGAACATGGCAATCTTCGGATTCTACCGTATGATAACGGCGGCGAGGCGCGCAGTTACGAGTCAGCACATGGGACTCGCGGCCGCTGAGACAGTCGCGAACATGAACCCCGCAATGTTCTGGAAGATTCCGATTGCGATAGGAGCGGCGGCGTTGGTAGGGACGACATTCGCGGTGGGCGAGAAGTTCGGTTCGGGAGACTGGAATCTCCCATCAGTGAATGTATCCTCGCCATCGGACAGACGAAGCGCAGAGAGACACATGAGAGGGGTGAGAGCAAGTGGCAGATGAAGGCGCGATGGGAATGAGCTACGGCATCAGCTATGTCCTTCGATATGTCGATAATATCAGTCCGACAGTCGAGAGGATAGCCGGTTCTCAGTATAATCTCTCGGTCCAAGTCGGCAAGACTACTGCGAGCGTAGACTCACAGAACATCTCGTTTATGTCCTCGGTGATGGCGGTCCGCTCTCTTCACATGGGGTTCGGCGCGGTCATCAGTTCGATGCACGAACTCGGACTCACAAGCGACTTCGCCAACAAGCAACTGATGAAGGTCAATGCGGTAGTGGGGATCGTGGCTGGTTCCTTCCAGATGCTCAGAGGCGGCGTGCAAGTCCTTCGTATGCTCCAAGCGGCAGAGGCGCAACTCGCGACAATCGAAACCTATCGCGCAGTCCTCAAGAACCCGTTGATGATTGGAGCGATGGCGATGGGATTGAGCGCGGCGGCGGGAGTGACGGGATACTTCATCGGCAAGGGTGAGGGAACTACGACCGTGACTCAGAATGTGACCTTTGGCGGATACTCTCAGAGCGACCAGAGAAGCATGGCGAAGGGAGTCCTCGAAGGGATTGGAGGTTGAAGATGTACGAGTTGTGGCGGATGCTCGTCGCGGCTCTAAGCGGTATCTGCATCGGGTTTGGAATCAGGGAGGTTTTCAGAAATGACATGGACAGCGACTAAGGACTCCGTATCAATAGGCGCGTGGAACGATTCGGCCAGATGGACTCCCTCAGGCATTCCTACCATAAACGACTACTGCGACATTCATCACCATGTGAGCATCAATTATGCGGACCAATGCGCGGGCGTTCGTG